CTTTTGAGACTTCCAATAAAAATTCTGTGGAGCCAAAAAAACTCATGTAATAACCCACTCCCCGGCAATAATCGAATAAATCAAATGGGCCGTATCATACTTTAAAGCAATCATGATTGATGTTCCGCCATTAATCGGGCCGCTAACAGTTACCGCCGCATTGCGCCTGCTTATCTTAACTGACTCACCATCAGCAGGGTATGGGTTTAATGTTACAGTGGCTGCAGCAGTATTAAAACATAAAACCATCTCAGGCCCTGTTGTTGTTAATGATGAATCCCCAGCGGCAAGGTTATTAAAACGCACCGGCTCTATAATAGATGCGCCTCTGAGCTCTGGGGATTCCGGCTCACTGCGTATGGGATCGTAGATAGACTCGCCAGGCTCTACATCACCAACCGGCTGATTAAGGTTCGCAAAGTTATAATCCTCCGATATATCAGCCTGCTCAGTGGATAATGTCAAATCACGTTTGAGCGCCAAGTAATCTTCGATCATCTTATCAGACCAATTTGGGTTTGCCTCCCTTATGTCTTGATAAGTTAGAAATATCTGTTGGAAACCTTGTGTGGTATCAACCATAAGACACCCTCAGAAACGTAAAGGCCACTTTTTCAGTGGACACACTTCTGAATTTCATGCCCACGAAATCGGCAACATATCCGAGCCTACGAAGAATAAAGCGCGTATTGAATTTTGACGGCTGCCCATATAAAGCAAACCATTCGACACCGTAAAAATGTCCGTCATACGTTAGCGAGAGCGATACCTTCACATCACTAGCATCGGTTTGATGCCCTGGTATAGTATCAAGCTCAAGCTTGTCAATGCTAGCTCCTTCAAGCTTTAATAGCGGAGAAAAGAAAAGCGTTTCAACTTGGTCACCATACTGGCTACCAATCGAATCATCTAACGAACCTATGTTGCTGTTTTGCTTATCCCCGTAAATCCATTCCGACACGCGAGGATCGTAAACCCCATTTACACCACGCCAAGGGTCGTCAACATTCACGCCGGTTTTTATAATCGTCCAAGCATATTCTTTTCCGAGTTGCTTCATAATCGTAAGATTGCAAAGCAACACCTCATTTGGCAAATGCACTACAATAAACTGATCCTGATTTTGCACCCTAGTCTCTAGGATTGCATCGGCCAGCTGCTCTTCTGTGTACTGACCTATCAGCTTATCCACTTCTCTAGTGGCGATACTTTCATAAGCGCCGCCCGCTATCATGTGAATGCTTACATTCTCTTCACGCCCACCGCCCATAACATAAAATCGACCCTGTAACTCAGTCTCGCAATGAGTACCAACAATCCCACACTTAACCGCCTTGCCCTCAATGCGACGGAATGCAAAGTTATCAGTTGCGCGATCAACAAAAAACTCAGTTGTGTAACGATTGAAGGCCACCACCTGATTATCGCTTGTTTTATCAACTGCCAAAGTGGGATCAGGACTGAATTCAGAAGTGGCAAACTTCAACGGGTCTATGCTAGTTTCGTCGTCTATGTCAGTATGAAAAAGGAAATCGCCATCTGTAAAAAAGTAGTAACCGTTAATCCATGTTCCATCGATAGGGTTGCCAAGATTTGAATCGGTAACCTCACTCAATCCGCTTGAGGTGTAGCGCCAAAAGCGCCCATCCGCAATGATGGCTTGGCTGTTGAACGAATGCACTAAAGCAGCACGCTTAATGCCTGAAATCGCTCCCAGCGTCACGACCGAGCCATCTGTATTAACTTCTATCAGGCTTCCGCCGCTCACCCGGAAATGTTTAGCTTGATTCTCGTTCCAATAGCCTCCGCGATCAATACCTTGGCCAGTCGCAAACAGTGTGAGCCCTGGATGTGAAACCAAATACCCTGATGCGCCCAGTATGGCACGAGAAACCGCCGTTAAATTGACGGGCAGAGCATCACGATAATCCGTTTTATTGCTTACCTTGTCACCTTTGATGATGGGCGCAGCTAACTCTGCCACTAAACACCCCCAACCGTTTCAGCATCACTCAATTGAAAATTGATTAAGCGTATTTCTTCGCGTCCACCGCTGCTAACCACTGTGATCTTAACTTGCTGCCAATCGCCCGAGCTATCGCCCGCAAGAGCTTCAACACGATAGCTGATAAGAGGATCGTTGTTAGTGCTATTTGAAACAGTGAGACGGCTATCTGATGAGATAGTGAAGCTAGAAATTGTTTCAGCTCCAAGCCACGTTTGAAAATCTTCTTCATAGTCTTGAATCTCCCCAACCGTCAATTGATTAGTTGAACACTCATTAGGTGGCAAATTAGCAGGAATTTGGAATCGCCTAAATCGATTATACCTATGCCCTGAACCGCGAGGCATGCGGCGAGACGGTTGCACTTGTCTAAGGTTTTCAGCCGCAACCATACCTGATGCTCTACTTACAGACTGATTAGCTTGAGCAACCAAAGATATAGGTGGCATCTTTCCAAAGTCTGCCAGCAAACGAATCGCCAGATTAGTTTTAAGCATGTGATTAAACTTCTTATCCACGCCGGTTTTGGTAGCTGGATCGGGCGTGTCTTCAAAGTTGTAATGCAAACAAAGATTATTGCCCTCAAGCTCCGCGCACATATCTTCCAAGCGATCTAAAGCCAACTCTAAATCTTCTGGCGTAGGATCAACTGTAAGCCCAGAAATTCGCATCTGCGCATAAGCTGAATTAACGATTCTGGACTTAGTTGTCATTACTCTTGCTCGCTATCTTGTTTCTTGCGTGTGTTGCGCTTTGGCTTTGGCGCTTCTTCTGATTCCGCTTTTGGTGCTTCCGGGTCTTCAACCGACCAACCCGCATCCAAATGTGCTTGCAAAGCCTTAGGCTTGATTAATGCTGAATCACCATCTTTAAATACCCAAACCGCCATAATATTTACCTCTCAAATAATAACAGTGTAAACGAAAAAAGGGGCCAGTGCAGCCCCTTTAATCTTTAGCCTTTATTACGCTTTCACCGCGATACCGACCCGGGAAGGATCTCGAATTGTGATACCGTACCAAGTGAATAAGCGGTAACGGAAATTCATGGTTGCAATGTTGCCATCGTAAACCATATACATTTCCTGGCCGTTCTTCATTGTTGAGTTGATAACCTGCATTCCATCGAACTGTTTGAACAACTCAGATGGGATTGTGCCACCCAACACCTCTACCGCATCTTTATCCCAGAATAGGTTAGCCTTTTTGCTTGCGTCCGTGTTAACTCGGTTAACAGTTGCAAGGTTAAGAATACGAGTATTGATGTTCGCATAAGCCTTCTCAGTAGCAGACAGCGCCGGATCATCAGCCGCAATAGGTTTAGGATAAACCGTGATAGTAGTGGCGTCAGGCTTGGCAGCGATGGTAAACGTCATTGCTTGGCCTGTTGCTTGCTTGTCGGCTAGACCCACAGATTGAACAGCGGTGCCGCTATTAGCAAACGTCACTTTATCACCAACGTTATAAGACCCAGAAGCAGCTACGGGAATGTCCGCTGTTCGGTAATCCACGTTAGTGGCAACGCCAGTTGTGGTATTAACACTACCGCCTTCAGGCGCGAAGCTTTGGTTGCCTGTGACAGTAGTTGCAGGATCAGCACCACCCGCAATGTTAGGTAAAAATGAGGCGGTATAAACGTCGAACTCAGCAACGTTTTGGCCGATCTGACCCATTGACCATGTATCTTCTGGGCGACCTTGCAAGGTTTGACGGCCTGCCAAGTCATTAGCAAACGTGTTGTTGTCACGATCATTCAGAAGGAAGCAACGACCATTGTTAGCGCCTTGGCGCTCATTCATAATGGTTTGGCCTTCGGAAATGAAGTTGTAACCACTTGTGGCGGTAGAGCGGTAGAACATTGAGCCCTGTGTAACCATTGCCGCTGCAATAGCTCGGTTCAGCTCGGTTCCTTGCTTGCGGCCTGACTCTTTACCGCGACGCTCCCAAAAGCGAGTATCACGCAAATCATCTGCACGCTGTTGCACAAAATCATTTGAAGGCGTACCCAATACGGAAGGGTAAGTTTCTTCAATAATATCTTGCTCTTGGCCCGAGACATCCCAACCGGAAATGATAGGCGCGTGCTGTTGCACTGAACGCCAAACAAAGTTCTGGCCGTTCTGCATGTCACCTGCGTCTGGTTTAAAAAAATCAACCTTATCAAGCATCATATCCTGATGTTCATAAGTCTCTATTGCGTTCTCAAAAAGAACCTCAACAACCTTACCTGTAGAAGCCATTGTATGGCCCTCCTAATTTACCAATCTTTAACGTTTACCCCTGCGCGCTTAGCGGCAAGCTTGGAGTTAATAGCTGCGTTCATATCGTTGGCGGATTTGGCTTTCTTATACTGCTTGTGAAAGTCCCCACCGTTATTCACGCCTTTATCACCATTCAAATTTGGCGCTGGTGCCGGGGCATTGCTTTTGCGTTTAGTTGGTGCAGATAATTCAGTCTTCAAGCTACCTAAGTAAATGGCCGCTTGAATTCCAGTAGGGTCTTGCTTTAACAGGCTGGCAAACTGTGCGCGTTTAGTTGCGTTAACACCGAGACTATAAAAAATCTTCTCGGAGCCTTCGCCAACGCTAGCAATTAAACCATCTGTTATTGCATCCCCTTGGTTTGGGAAAAGGTTTTCAACCTCCCGTCTAACCATTAGATCTGCACCTTGGTACACTTCCGGCGCAATACCTGCGGTTTCCGCCAGCTGCACCGCTCGTTCATAGTGCTGATCAACATATTCTGTTATTTGAGCTTTGCGTTCAAGCTGCTTAGCCTGCAAATCGGTTTGTTTAGTTTTTGCGATCCTCTCAGCCTGACTTTTATTAATCTTCCAATCCGTCACGGCTTCAATATAAGCCTCTTCAGGGTCTTCAGCATCATCAAAGTCTGACCGTTTAGGTCGTTCTAACTCTTTGCCTTGAGGCACCGTTTGAGTCTTTAAGCGCTCAATTTCCGCTCTTAGCTCATCAACTTCGCTGTTGTGCTTACTCTCAAGTTTTGCTCGGAGCTTTTTCTTCGCCGCCCAAACATCGCTGTTAGTAAACTTTTTCTCAGCCTCTTCACTTTCCTCATCTTCGCCGGTCAACATCCAAGATTCGGGTTCTGGCGTTTTTTTAGTGCCTTCACCTTCTTCCGATTCCGCTGATTCCTCTACAACCTCTCCTGATTCAATTTCGGCAACCTCTTCAGGCGTGCCTTCAAGATCCGCATTTTCTTCAGCTGCTGCGTTTTCCGCTTTCAATTCGGCTAGTGTTTTTGTTTGCATGTTTGTACTCGCTGCTACGATTGGCCTTGTGTATCTCACAAGTAAGATTGCTGTTTTAACCTGTTCAGCTTCAGTTGCCTTGTGCTAACCCACAAGTAGGATTAATTCGATTATAGTCAAAATCTATTAACATTTGCAACTTGATTAACTGAAGCTCTCGACCGGAACTGATCAGAAACCTTCATCACGTTATCAATTTGCTGACCTGCTCGCTTAACTTCAGTAAAGCGAATGTTTGCGCCGGCTTCCTTCGCGTCAACTTGCACTTTGGCGCGATCCGTTTGCGCTTTAAATTGATCAATGGCCAGCTTACCTTGATCCGTTTGGATCTTGGCATGATCAACAACTGATTGGCGCTGCTCTCGCATTTGATCTGCTTTGGCTTTCTCCATCTCTGCCATAGCCAACAACATGGCAGCATCGGGTTGCTGTCCCTGCTCTGCCAACTGCTGCATCATCGCTATTTCTTCATCGGTCTCTGGTGCTTTGAAGCCTGATATGATCAGTTGCTTGTTGGCGTACTCGCGCACATCATCAAAGTTCACGCCATCTATTAGCGTGGCCTGCTTCAATACCAACATCTTTTGCAAAGCTGGGTCAGTGGCCGCTACCGCTTGAGCCATAACTCCAAGCTGTTCCAGCGTTTGCTCTTTCTTCGTTGAGTAGCTTGGGCCTATTTCTGCAAACACATCAAACTCAGCGTTGGTCAAGTCGTTCAGCATTTTGACTTCGCCGCTTTCGCTATCAAAAACACCTTGCATAACTTGAGCTTTAACTCTTGAGCCATCCGGCTTTGTTAGCGTCACCCGTCTTGGCGCATCATAAACCTGTGATGCCATCGAAGCGTATATTTGCGCGTCACGTCGCTTTGCATGCTTCAAATTCTGCTGATACACAAGTGACTGTTGATCTAGTCTGTTTTGTAAAGCAATAACAGCTTTGCCCGACAAATCAGGGTCGGCAATATCTTGTGGTAATCCAGGGTTTGCAACATCTTCAACGGCCTGCCTAGTTAAATCAACAAGCGCCGCAACTGATTGCGGGATAGGTTGATCTGCCGACATACCGACAGGCCCAAGTGGTAAAGGCTCGCCGTTTTCGCTAAGTCGATGCTGCATGAGATACGGGTAATTTGAATCCGCCCCATTCTCTTCATACATGTATTCAAAGCCTTGAATCTGCTCGGCTGTGAATATTGGCTTGGATCTTGGCGAACGTGAAGAAATGTCGCCAATGTAGGACATCACGAAATTACGCAAGCGCTGCGGGTCTTTCGCCAGTCGTGTCACACCTTCCCAGTGTTCTTCCCCCTCAACAAATGCGCGCTCACCAAAAGTAGGTACAACAGGAATGTTCTCGCCTGCAATGGGATAGCTCTTGATAATCATTTCACCGCTGGCAATGTATTTCGTTACTTGCCAGCGCTTAATCTCTTTTTGGCTTTCGATGCTATATCCACCGTTCGCAAGGGTATCAAGGTGCTCTTCAATCTCAGAGCCCAGCAGCTTTATTGGCTGCCCCATCGGGTCGATTGCCGTATAAACAACATCCTTAACCTGCTCACGATAGTAAAACGTAACCACGTAAATAGCTTCGTTGGAAGCCTCTAACCATGGGAAAACATAGGAATGCTCGGGCTGCTTGAAGCTGGAACCATCGAATTCGCCAGGATCTTTACCTGTTAATTCCTCGACCAACTTCCTATAACCTTCTCGGGTGTAAGGCGTAAGGATGGCCGCGTATTTACCCTCAGACTTATCCATTGATTTATCGTCAGGGTCAAAGAAAACGGTGTTGTTAGCCTCGTGAATTGGCCTTCGTCGTATGACTTGATGCTCGTCCCCTGCGCGATTACTCTTGTAATCAGTGTATAATTCCCAAGCTCCCACGCCACACACTACGCTTTCCATTTTCGCATTATCATAGGATTCAATCGTTGAATTGACGCGATCATCAGACAGGTATAGACCATCTAGCAAATCAGCAGCATCATCTCGCCCTTCATCAAGCGGCTCAAAATCAACCTGAACAGGATTGGCGCGCAAGTCTGAAATGATTTGTCGCCCAGCTTTTCGAAGAATGTCGAACTCCCCTTTATACGCTAGCGACGAATCACCCATCAGCGCATCATCCCATTGAGTGACCCAGTAGAACACTAAATCATCTGCAGCACGCTCGCGGGTAACTTGGTTGTGCGTGTAAGCTTTATCAAAAAGCCTCTTCAATTCTATTAAATCTATCATCTACCACCCACCCTGCGGACTGGTTTGGGAACGTATGTTTTGCGCTGCTTTGACTGCCCGATATCACCGACACGAACCGCGAAGCGCCGCATCATGTAAGCATAACGCACAGCGTCCAATAAATCATCTAGCGCCTTGACAATCTTGCCGCGATCATCCCTATGATATTGTCTCAATTCGTTCATAAAATCGGGTTGACCTCTAAATATTTTAAACTTACCTTTACTCATAAGGTCATTTAATTCGTAAAGCCCATGCTCCACTGAGTTGCCGCCGCTCTTGCCGTTCACTGGGGGCCAAGTTGCCATTTCCGGCAGCATTTTAAACCCAGCATTTTGATAATGCACTTTCTGTTGTACAGCATCATCACGCCCTTTTTCGTTCTGCAATCCATCGTGAGGCCATGCTATCGGAATATCATTTTGCCAAGTTTTGATTGCACCCCATGCGTCATTTGCTGAAAGTCTGGAGCCTTTCCAAGTGTTAATTAAGTACAGCACGCCATTGTCCCTATCTTCAACTAGCTTCACATGCGCTTGAGGGTGATCCCATCCAAAGTCCATGCCGCCGATAACATACCAATGATCGGGAATTTCAAAAGGCTCACACAATAGAAAGTCATCGCTAAACTCATAGATTCGCCCATGTCCTAGCATTGGTTCGCCTTTTGTCCGCATATCGCGTTGATGTGGCGGGTATGCGGCAAGCATCATCTTAGCTTTTTCGGGTGTAATGTGCGGTGCATCATCCCAGCCTTTTTGCATGTAAAACTGGCTTTTGCTGGGATCTTCTTTGAATTTTACAACTAGATCGGTGCGGCCATTTTCTGGCGTGAACGTGTAAATAATACGGCCACCGTTCCCGCGATCACCGTTGATTGTTCGAGTTAAAACCTGCGGCCTAATCGTTTGGTCTTTTGGTTCCTCGTCGATGTGAACCCAGTCCACAACATCACCCATAATTGCATGCTGGCCTTGGCTGTACGACCAAAATTGAATTACAGAAACGCCATGAACATGATCGACGCTAACTGAGCGCATTGCGTTAGGCGTGCCCGTTGCCGATTCCCATCCTGTTATTTTGTCTTTAGGAACCAAACCGCCTTGGAATTCACCACCCACATATTTGCCGAACAGTGCAGTTTGTAAAAGGTCGCGGGTTTTCTCCATTGAATAGCCTAAACCCCAACACGTAGGCGCGAAATCAAAACGATGGCCTCCATAGTCGTCGGGATAATCGCCAAGTAAGTGGAGTGCATCTATCGTTGTGCCTGAATAAGTTTTTCCAATCTGATTCCCGGCGCATAAACAGCATTCGTGATAAATAGCTGTTTTTTCTGCAAACTCCCGCTGCCATGGATAAAAAGATGCGAATATGGTTTTATAAAGATTGGCTTTGCGCTCATCCTCTTCAGCTTCCAAAAGCTGTAAAAGCTCTATTTGCTCCTTTTCAGTGAGCTTATCAAGATCAATCGCTTGCATCTTTCTTAGCGAGCAATTGTTGAATGCGGTTTTTGCGTTGCTCATGTGTCAAGCCATCGGGGGACATCGAGCCGTCACTTGATTGATGGTCAATCGCTTGCCGGTCACCGTACTTTTTAGGCTTGATCTTCGATAAATACCACTTGCGCGTATCTAGACGCAACTTAGAGCGCTGAACATGCTCGCCCCTTAACACATATCCAGGATTATCGGGATCATGCTTTTCCATCCAGTCATTAGAGCCATCGTCGGCGATTTCGAACATTTCTTCGGCGATTGCTTCTGCCGACTCTTCCTTGGCGCGCGCGTATTGTTCTGAAAACTCTGGGTACTTGCCCATCCAAAGAAAAACAGTTGACAAATGTGGCATTTCAGGATCACGGCAAACACTACGCAAAGATTCGCCGCAAGCTAACCTGCTGCAGATCTTACTTGTTAGCTTAGCGCTGTATTTGGATGGTCTACCGCCTGGCATTAAACAATCACCGTTAAATTAAAATTGGGGCTACCGGTCGTTACCACTTTAAGATCGGCGTTTATTTCAACCTGGATGCTTGTGGGTAAAGCTGTAATTGTACCATTTTCAAGGGTTCTATCCGCCCCCTCATCATCTGTATATTTGACTTCGCAAGTCGTTCCCACGCTCGTACCCGCAAAAAGTAACTGGCGCGTTGCTCTAACTGCGCCTAGCTGGCCAAATCCGCCGTTGCTCTTGTCTACCGTTCCCGCCGCGCTAATATCTGGCATAACTAAACCCCCTCTTCGGCTACTGCCGGTCTATGTTTATTGTACAAGTATAAGCCTTGTTCGCGTGAAACCACAACCTCAGTGTCTCCGCCGCCCGCTAAGAACTCATCGACCTTGGCGTCTAGCTCTGATTCACTGATTGCGTTCACGCCTTCACCGTTTAGCTCAAGCATTGAGATGTCTACAACTTCAGATACGTGATCCGCGAACGACTCGCCAACCACAATCACTTTGTTTTCAATGTATGATGCTGCATGTGGGTATTTTTCTATTAGCGCTTCACATGCTGGCGCTTTGTGTATGTAGTACATTATGGTACAACCTCTAAGATTCGTTTTATTGATACGTTGTCTACTGAGCCTTCAAACGTGAAGTTACCCCTTACTCCCGACCTTGTACCAGCACCTACGGCGGAGGTAATAACTTCAGTATATACGCCTGTGGTGCTTCTAGCAGATCCTTCTGCTCCACCTACCAACGCCTTCACAACACCGTTCTGGAAATCTGTGACGTTAAATACTGAAAGATATGATACACCTTCATCAGTAATTGATGCCGCTTTATAGATGTCAGTGTTAGCAACTTGATCTCCGCTACAATTAGCGGTGCCGCCTGAAATACTCCAACCGCCACCCGATTTAGCCCAACCTGTATCAGTATCAAACCCGCCGTTAGTGACAAGCTCCTCACCAACCCACCGATCATTCGTCTCATCAAAAGTAAACAACTCTCTATCAGCATCCGGGATATTATTGATCTCGATCTCTTGATTTAAAGTTGTTTCAAAAGTATTAGCCCCCACCCATTGGCTATTCTGTAAATCTTCTGTGTAAACTGAGCGATTGGCTTCTGGTAGATTCACATAAGTCGCGGTGTTTGAATTGATCAAACTGTTTTCAGTTGTACCCGTCAATTGATCAACTTTGAAATAGACACTGTTGGTCGTGGTCACTTTGTCAATGATTCTTACATCACATAAAATCCCGTCGAAAAAGGGGATGCCGGTAGTACCTGCATGCTGTGATCCAGCTGAATTAATCGTTACAGATGCCGTTGACGCTGCAGCAGTGACATGCTGAACACCGTCTATCCATATGTCGATAGCGCCGGATGTTCTCACGACTCGGAGGTGGTTTAACTTGCCGTTCGGTGTGAAGCTGCTAGCTTGGTTAGACATACCCAACCCAACAAAAGTACCGCTGCCCGTAACAGCCAGTCTATGCGTGCCGCTCGTACTTGTTGTATCTGCTACGAAATAACAACCGCCGGAAGGTATCACACCGCATAAGCTTACTTCAAAGTCACCCGTTAAAGTGATCGGGCTGAATGTGATATGGCTTTCAACCACTTTATCAAAATCAGCAAAAACCCTGCTGCGACCTTCAATGTCGCATATCTCTTGTGTACCTGTCTCAGTGTCCAGCGCATACGTTTGTGATTTCAAAGGGTCTACTAAATCTGTAAGATTTAGGTTAGCCATGTAGCCGTTCAGATAATGCGTACTGTTAGAACGCCGCCCTATGTTTTTAATATCCTGAGAACCGTTTAAATTCCATGTGTTGGTGCCCTGGCTTACACCATCTAAAAACAATTCTACTGTAGTGCCAGTGTACGTTAATCGGGCAGTATGTAGCTTACCATCCGCAACATTGTACCCTAAAATCACGCCTTGCGTGGTGCCGCCAACCCACGCATTCACTCGGAAGGTATTTCCCGCCGCGACATAGTAAAAACGTATGTCGTTATTTCCTACAATTGTACCACCTAAAAACGCCTGATCAACGTCTGGTGTTACCGTGAAATCAAATTCAATCTCGAAATCGCCTGCCGGTTGAAATGGTTTTTCCAGTAACCCGTAGCTTTGCAAAACCGGGTCAAAAGGTAGAAAATAGCGTTGTATCGCCGCTGCTGTGTCTATCACTTTGCGTACTGCCGCGCCAATAACTGATTTTAGAACGGGACGAAGGATTGCCATGTATTATCTCCTATACTCATATTGTAGCCTAGCCTTAAGACAAAAAAAAGCCCAATCAAAAATCAAAATTGACTGGGCCTGAAAGGTACAACAAAAACGGGATGATTCACACAATATACATCTCATAAGCATGGGAATCAAGCAACTTTTTGATTCTCAGCCGGATTGAAAACCTGGACCGTGCTGGTTTTCCGGTCTTCTTATTGATAGCGTTCAATGTTTGTGTAATACGCCACATCGGCCATTGATGGATGGTCGCCATCATGATGAATCCGTCCTCATAATCCCAGTAAGCTTTCAGGCTCATAGCATACTTGCCTTTGATTTCAGCTAACCAGTCGTTCTTTCTCGCTGTTTGATAGTCAGCCGGGTGCTCTTCACGGAATTGCGTGTACGTGTCACAACGATCCGCAACCGCCAACACTTCTTCTTTCGTGC